CAATCCAAAGGTCATATTCCTTGGGAAGAATGGTATTATAATCAGTGCTTCTTTTCTATTGAGAACTATGATAAGATCAAAGAATGGATGAAACCTGATGCTCCTTCAAATGTTTTTGCTTATAAACCAAGAAGAAATATCAATTACTAAATACCAAGTATGAAAAAAAAACGAAATTCCCTGATGTGATTACTGAATAAATAAATTAAGTATTTTGTTGGTATTAGGAATTGGGCAAGCATTACTTATTAAATCTTTACGGTTGTTCTTTTATACTTTTAGATAATTGCCATTATCTCATACAATTACTTGAAAGTGCGGCTGTAGAGAGTGGTGCAACGGTAGTTCAAACAATTTATAAAAAGTTTGACCCCCAAGGAGTTACGGCACTTTGTTTATTATCAGAAAGTCATATTAGTATCCATACTTATCCAGAATTAGGTAACTGTTATGTTGATATTTTTACTTGTGGAAATTGCAATCCAAAGGTTGGTGTTGATATAATTATTCAAAAATTAAATCCAAACTCATATGATCTTAAATATGTTGATAGATAAATATTAACGCCTTTAGAGTTCGGCAAAACCTATAGTAAAAGTATTGAATGGAAAAAGAAAACACCATAAAGGATATGCGGCAGTAGATATTTTTACTTGTGGCGATCATACGCAACCAGCAAAAGCTTGCGAATATATGATAAATGCACTAGAATCTAAGAATCCAAATATGACTATTGTAAGTAGAGGCATATGATTTCTGGCAGTATTAGCCCCCTAGATTTTCTGGGGGGAACTATAATTTCATTTTTAATTCTTTTTTTACCACTATTGTTAATATTACTATGAGTTTTACAGTTTATTCCAAGCACGGATGCCCATATTGTGATAAAATTAAAACAGTTTTAAGTCACGTTTCTGCTACAAAAGGAATACCAGTTGTTTATTATGACTTGGGAACTAATTTTACTAGAGAAGAATTTTACGCTGAATTTGGAGAGGGATCTACTTTCCCCCAAGTCATTTATGAAAATGCTCATTTGGGTGGATGCTCTGATACAGTTAAATTCTTACAAGAACAGAATATGCTTTGATGGATTCTATAAATAAGTTTGAAAGACACGATATAAATCGTGGCGTTGAGTTAATGCTTCGTCGGAGGGAAAAACGCATTCCAGAAGAACTTAAAGAAAGAAAGTTTATTTTTGGTAGAGTTTTTTCCTTTCTGAAAAGGGAAATACGATTTAATTTTGAACTTTCTATAATTAAAAAAACGTAAATTTCTCGGAGTAATAAAATGACCGCACCAGAACTCACACTTTTTTGTTTAGTTAGTTTTTTATTTTTATGCGTCGGTGTAGTTGGTGGTTGGGGATTAAAGTCTTATCTAGATAATATGCTTCCTTCTAGACTGGGTGTTCTTCATCAAGAGTTCTTTGATGAAGATGGTAATGTAATTGCTGATGAAGTAGTTTCTCTTCGTTTGGAATCTGGATTTCTTGAAGAATTTCAAGAAGAATATAGAGGTCTTTTTGATGAAGACGATGACGATGATGATGACGATGATGACGATGAAAAATAATAGATAGATAGTATTATAAATTATTACTGATTTTTTAAACAAATATGACTGTAACATCTGCAACGAAAAAGGTAACAACTTCAAGAGTAAAAGAAGTGAGTTTGGATCTTCCTCCAAATCCACTTGTATTTGAAGTTTTGAATCTTGTATCTAAACAAAGGACAAATGAGAAAAAAGTGGAAGTTCTTAAAAAATATGAAGATCCTTCTCTGAAAGCAATTTTCATTTGGAACTTTGATGAAAGTATTGTTTCACTTCTACCCGAAGGTGAAGTTCCTTTCTTTGGTGATAATGTTTTAAAAACATCTACAATCACCGAAAGAATTGGTGATGCTGTCTCTACAATGAATGGCGGAAGTTCTAATTCCCTTGGAACAATTGATGAAAAGCATTCTACGATTCGTAGAGAATATAAGAAATTTTATAATTTCATTAAGGGCGGAAATGATAGTTTGAATAGTATTCGTAGAGAAACTATTTTTATCAACCTTCTTGAAGGTGTTCATCCACTAGAAGCAGAAATTCTTTGCTTGTGTAAGGATAAAAAACTACAAACAAAATATAAGATTACGAAGGAAATCGTATCTACCGCATATCCAGATATTCAATGGGGTGGTAGATCCTAATTATAACTAAAAAAATATTATGAAAATCATTCATCAAAAGTGTGAAAAATCTTTATCCAACAATAAAAGTCTTCCAATTAATTCTTACTTGGTAGGATATATTCTTGATGACATTAAATTATATGATATTGTTCAAGCTTCTTCTCAAGTAGAAGTATTTGATTATTATCACGATTTAACTAAAAATGTACTTTCAATTGAATGGACAAGTGGTAAAGTAAGTCCAAAAGTTTATGGTTATACAAAACCAGAAGGAAAAAAGAAAAAATAAGTTAAAGGGGGAATTGACAGTTCCTCCTTTTTTGTGTATAATGGTAGATGTTAAATTCTAAAATATGAATAAAGAAAAAGTAAAACTTATCATTAGAAATATGGAATTACTTATTGAATCATTAAAGAATGAAATTTTAGATAAAGGAGAACCACAAAAATGTTCTCCGGATACAGATGATTACGATGAAGTTTTTGGAGATTTTGATTAATGAAAGCAAAGAAATTAGTTAAGTTGATGGGTAGGTTGATTAAGCAGGATCATTTATATTCTCCTGAAAAATTAAAAGAAATGAAATCCCGACTTAGAATGTTAAAAGAAGAACTAGCAAAACTAGAAGCACAAACATCAAAAGGATTTGGAAAGAAATGAAACCTATTAGAGCAAAAGACCTCCTAGAATTGGACCAAAATATGAAAGTTGTGATGCTTCGGCAGGCACAACTTCCACAAACTCTGGTTTGGCAGGCAGGAAAGAATGATTACTCTGAGGAACCTATTCATACAATATTTCCACCAAATGAGAAAGAGTGTGGTAAATGGGTTATTGAGCAACTACTTGCAAATGAGCGTGGGCACTGGGGTCCATTGGAGCACCCTGCGATTACTTTTGATTGTGTTGGATTTGTTCATAATGTAATTGTTCAGGCACGAACTCATCGTGTTGGAGTAACCTTTGATGTTCAATCTCAACGTTATACCGGTCGTCGTGTTCTGAAGGTTGCCAAAGGTGAACTGAGACCACAAGAAGTTTTCTATGTGCGTCCAGAAGGTCTTTATCTTGACCGTAAAGGGCACAAGTATGAATGGACTCGGAAAGACTATGAACGAGAACTTAAGTTCTGTGTAGAGGCATCTGAGCGTTATACGGATCTATTTGAGAATCGTGGTATGGCAGAGGAGCATCTTCGTGATTATCTTCAACAGAACATTCGCCAGAACTTTGTGGTTACTTTCTCACTTCGTGCTGCTTTGCACTTTCTTGATCTTCGTGCTAAATTGGACGCACAGGTGGAAATTCAGGCACTCTGTGAAGGTATGGTTCCTGTGATTAAAGCATGGGTTCCTGAGATCTTTAGTTATTACGAAGAAAAGAGACTTCATAAAGCTAGATTATCTCCATAAAAATGAAAACTTATTGTGTCAAGGACCATCTTACAGGCAAAATATTTAAAATTCTTTTTAGTGAACAAGAATTCTTGGAATTCTTAAAAAAGAATCCAGACATAGATGAGTGTGTTGATTGTATAGAATGCGAAGATGCACCATCTATTATGCTAGAATAAATAATTTTGTAAATAATTGTAAATTATGCCAACTTATTATAAAATTCACAAAGAAACTAAAGAGACTCAAACATTCTTTGCTTCATTTAGTGAGCACGATGAATGGACAAAAAATAATCCAGACTGGGAAACCGACTGGTCCAAAGGATGTCCTTCTACTGTCAGTCAAGTTGGAGATTTCCAAATGAAGACCGATGGTGGTTGGAATGAAGTATTGCACAAGGTCAGTAAAATTCCTGGCAGCAATGTTCGCCCTCATAAGTAAATCTTAAACTAAAAATACAATGGCACGTAGAAGAAGAAGTACCCAAGAGAATCAAAATCTTGGTGTTGATAGCAGTATGACTTCTAGGCAAATGAAAAAAAAGAAGCCAATTAATCTGGCTTCTTTAATTGATATTGAACCACTTACTGAAAATCAAAAAAAATTATTTGGTTTTTATAGTGAAGGTAAAAATATCTTTGCACACGGAGTTCCTGGATCAGGAAAAACATTTTCGCTTTTGTATAAAGCACTTCAAGATGTATTAGATGAAACCTCACCATACGAAAAGATCTATATTGTTCGTTCATTAGTTCAAACAAGAGAAATTGGGTTTATGCCTGGTGGTGAAGATGACAAAAAATCATTATTTGAAATTCCATATAAAAATATGGTAAAATATATGTTCCAAATGCCATCTGATGCTGACTTTGAAATGCTTTATGGTAATTTAAAAGCACAAAATACTATTTCATTTTGGTGTACTTCTTTTATTCGTGGTATAACACTTGATAATTGTATTATTATTGTAGATGAAGCACAAAACTGTAATGCTCACGAATGTTTTTCTGTAATCTCAAGAGTTGGTGAGAATGCAAAAATTATGTTTGCAGGTGATGTAGAACAGAGTGATTTGATTAAAACTTCGGAAAGAAATGGAATCATAGATTTCATTAAAATTATTGATATTATGCCTTCATTTGAAAGAATTGAATTTGATGTTGATGATATATGTCGTTCGCAACTAGTTAAAGAATTTGTAATTGCTAAAAAATCTTTGGGAATGTAATTTATGGCTAAATAATAATGCTCTAACAAGGTCGCACTTTTAGAGGGGGGTGGAGAAATCCACCCTATTTTATTATAAATATTATTGCGACCTTAATTTAGAAGCAGAACTATGGAACTCAAAGAATATCACTATGTTTATTACTCCTACGAAGAATGGGGTAATGGGTATTTTGGTTCAAGAACTTGTAGATGTTTGCCAGAGGAAGATGTAAAGTACTTTGGTTCTTTTTCTGATAAAAACTTTAAACCAACTCAAAAAATAATCTTGGAAAGTAATTATACTACAAGAAAAGAGGCGTATACTGATGAGATCATTTTACAAGAATATTATAAAGTAGTAGAAAATCCGCATTTTGCGAATAGAGCATATCAAACTTCTGAAAAATTTTCTTGGAAAAACAACAAACACTCCGAATTAACTAAACAAAAAATATCTTTATCATTAAAAGGCAAAAAAAGAAGTGATGTTTTTAACAAAAAATGTAAAGGACGAAAACATAATGAAAAAACAAAAATAAAAATAAGTGAAGCAATGAAAAACAAATTACAATCAGAAGAAACCAAAAGAAAAAGAAGCGAATCAAATAGAAACCCATCAGAAGAAACCAGAAGAAAAATGAGCGAGGCGCATAAAGGAAAATCTGTTTCTGAAGAAGTTAAAGAAAAAATAAGACAAAAAAATAAAGGCAGAAAGCAAAGTGAAGAACATAAGATCAAAAAGGCAGAAAGTACTTCTAAACACTTTACATTACAGTCTCCTTGTGGTAAAATAATAAGTGGAAAAAATATTTCTAAATTTTGTGAAGATAATAATTTAAATAAATCTAACATTTTTAATGTATTATCTGGAAAAAGAAAACAACATAAAGGGTGGACAACTCCTACAAACAACGATCTTTAAATGTATAGATATAAATCTTCTAAAACTTGAAAAAACTACAAATGACTAATCCTTGTATTGAAAAATATCTTGAACTCTATCCAGAAAAAAAAGTAGAGAAATCAACTGCTCGCTTTGAGCACGTTGAACTCAATTTGTCTCCTCTGGATAGAGAAACTATTGATGGAGTACGATACTATTCTATTCCCAATGGAAATGAGAAACCAACAAAAATGGTTTCTATTACTTCTGTAACTAGTCATTTCAATCGTCAAATCTTTATTGATTGGAGAAGAAAAGTAGGTAATGTAAAAGCAGATGCGATTACAAAAGCAGCAACTACAAGAGGAACAAACTTACATAGTTTGGTTGAGAATTATATTACCAATCAAGAACTTCCTGAAGTTCCAGAACCTGCTCCTACATTGTTTGAAACAATTGAACCAGCACTTCAAAGAATGAATAAAATATACGGAGTAGAAACTGCTCTGTATAGCACTGTGTTGGGTGTTGCTGGTACTTGCGATACTATCGCAGAGTTTGATGAAGAACTTGCGATTATTGACTATAAGACTTCTGCAAAACCAAAACCTCGGGAGTGGATTGAAAACTATTTCGTTCAGGCGATGTTTTATGGTATGGCTCTTTTTGAAAGAACTGGACTTCAAGTAAAGAAACTTGTCATTATTATGGCTTGTGAAAATGGAGAACTTGTTGTTTATGAAGAAAGAGATTTGGAGAAATATATGAAATTAGTTATTAAGTATATCAAAAAATTCACTAATGATAAGTTGCAAGAATATGCTTGACGGATTGATTAATTTATCTTATAATAGATATTATGTTATGGTGCCTTATGCCTAATTCACTAGAAAGTTTTTTAAATTTAAATCTACCCAGTATGAATGACGAAATAAAAGAAGAGTTAAGCAATAAGTTCTTATGTCCTCAAAAATTTGCTCAGGATATTGAGCAAATTGTAAAAATCTCTAAAGTCAATTATATTGATGCTATTGTGTCTTATTGTGAGCAGAATAGTATTGAAATTGATACAGTTTCAAAATTAGTTTCAAAACCACTCAAAGAAAAATTAAAGTGTGATGCTATTCATTTGAATTTTCTCAAAAAAACCACCAAGGCACGTTTGCCTATATGAGTCCATTTGAAGTTTATAAATCATATATTTCTATTAAAAATCATTTCTCCAACCCAAGATATGATTATTTTAAATATGGAGGAAAATCAAGAGTGACTGAAACTTCTTTCAAAAAAAGAAAAGATATTTACTGGTTTCAGAAAATATCTCGTCAAAAAAATGATGAAGAAATAAAATCTTTCTTTGTTGCTAATTTTGCTGAATGTAATGATCCAGAACGACTATGGATTGGTGATATTATTCGTAATGGTGAAGACACATATTCAAATTGGTTAAAGAAATCCCAAAGTTTAACATATTTGTTTAAAACTGAATGTGAAGTTTTTATATCAAAAGAAAATTTTGAAAACTTATTTGATTGTAAAAATGGCAATCATCCCGAACTACTTAAAAAGTATCTGCAAAAAGCACTTACATTAGAAACCTTGGTTATTTTGAATATGATTTTAGATTATGTAAAAGATTTTGATAAAAAAATGAATGATCCTGTGTGGGAAATGATGAGTTTAAAAATTCAGAAGTACCAATGCTTCCTAAATATTGATGTGGCAGGATATAAGAACATCCTCAAGGAGATTGTTTATGAGTAAGTTTTTTGACTCCGAATTAGTCAGAGAATCTTTGATAGAACTAGACCAATTGCAAGAAAAGCTTTTTAATCAATTGTACGATCTTCCTTCTTCTACAAAAGAAAAGAAGAAGGAACATTTGGATACAATGAGAGAATTTTTAGAAAAACAAAAATTGTTTATTTTTAGAATGTCTCTTTCTGAAGATCCAGAAGCAGTAGAAATGAAAGAAAAAATCACTCAATCCGCTCAACTTTTTGGATTTAATCCAGAAAAAGGATTAAGCGTTTTCTTTGAGCAATTAGAAAATACTATCAATAAACTTGAAAAATCACTTGACGACTGACTTTATATCTGCTATACTTAAAAAGTCCAATCCAAAACATCCAATTTATCCAAAAATCCTATGTCATTTGCAAACTTAAAAAAACAATCCAAACTTGGTTCTTTAACCGAAAAACTAGTCAAAGAAGTTGAAAAACTGAATAGTGCTGGTTCTTCTGAAGATGATCGTTATTGGAAATTGACCACAGATAAGAGCCAAAATGGTTATGCCGTTATTCGCTTTCTTCCTGCTCCAAACGGTGAAGATCTGCCATTTGTGAAGCTCTATTCTCACGCATTCCAAGGTTCTGGTGGATGGTTGATTGATAATTGTGTTACAACTCTCAATCAAAAATGCCCCATTTGTGAGCACAACTCTGGTCTCTGGAATTCAGGAATTGACGCAAACAAAGAAATTGCTCGTAAGCAGAAAAGAAAACTGACTTACATCAGCAATATCTATGTCGTAAAAGATCCATCTAATCCTGAAAATGAAGGTAAAGTTTTCCTTTGACTTAGAATAGAGGCATATAGTAGTAATGCTATATGAAAACCGAGTGAATTGCTGGAAACTCTTGTTAAGTAAACTAACTAAAACAGATTCAATGTGAAAGAAAACTTTTCTTTTATAAATAGTTTTATATTATAAAAGAAAACATATGACTGAAAAATTGTATTGCGATTTAGATAAAAAATACTATTCTAAAGTGGGGATAGTTAGAATAATCAAAAAATTTGGAATAGATCCAAAAGATTATTATGATAATCATTTTAAGTTAAATGCTGAAGGTATTTGTCTTAATTGTGGTAAATTTACAAAATTTACTAAATTTTCATACTATAAATTTTGTAATTGTAAATGTTCGGCTCAGTATAACAAAAATACTGAAAAATTATGGAAAAATTCTTCAGGGGATGAAAAAAGAACTTATATTGATAAGATGTTAAAC